ACTATCCATTTTCGCAATGCAAGCAAAGCTAGACGGATAGTACTTCCCAAATTATTATTGTCTTCCTTAGTCTCTGACTTTCAAGACGGCCAATGCTTTAGGCTCGACTACTACCGTTCCACGTGTGTAGAACATTTGATAGTGGAAGTCGTGCGTTGCATCATCCATATATGAGTGGAATGACATATTGTTAGCTTGTGGGAATTCAGAAGAGAAACTTTGATAAGTTTGCCCTACTGGGTTATTCTTGTCCACTGCCATAATATATCCGTCACCAACTGTGGTTGGGAATCCAGCAACATTCTTTAAACCGTGGAATGTAATTCCAGCGATGTTAGATGCTGTGAACCCACCTAGTGGGTCGCGTACCCAATCTGCTCCTATTTCAGTACAGAATGTACTTAGTAAGTGCAAATCACGGAAACGCATATAGACGTCCGTCATATTATAGTTGTATCCATCTTGGTCTTCAAAGACAGTCTGAAGGTCGAGTATGTCCCTAATTGGATTTGCATCAGCTTCATCCCAGTAATAGGTTGAATCTAATGTTCCAGCTAAGTGCCCGAGGGTTGTTTCAGTACCGAAATCTGTCGAATGAGACATAATGTCTTCCATTCCAGTGTCATCTGTGTTAGTGATACTGAAATCATTGGTCATATTTGATACCATTTCAGCGTTGATTTGTTCTGCTAACCAGTAAGCAACGCGCTTTCGGGTCCTTGCGAGTGGGTCGATTTTCAACTTCTCGTGGTCTCCTCTAGCTGCTTCTGTTAGTTTGAATGCAACACCTCTTGCTTGGAGTACTCCTACAGCCATCTCTAGTGGAGATACGCTTACGTATGAGAACTCTGAGCCATCAGCCCTTAGTGGGGCATATTCTTTCTTCACGTCAGCACCAGCGCTGCCACGGGTCCCCGTGCCTGCACCGTCTGTTTCAATCTGGTACGAGAAAGTTGTTGCATCGACGGTTTGTTTTGGAATAAAATCGTCAAATACCAACAAGCTGTCTAGTAATTCATCAAGGTCTCGAGCCTGAAATTCTGGTCTAAGAAAAGAATCCTTAGGCAAAACTCCAGCAAGGGTTCCATATGCATCATATCTTTCTGCCATATTAAACTCCTTATGCAACTACTCCGTGGGAGCAGATGTCGCCCTCAGAACCTCCAGCGGCTTGTCCGACTGCACCGATACCAATTAAGACATTTTGTGCGTCAGAGCCACCATCGTGGAATGAGAATGCTCCAGTCATAGTTGTACTATTATCCTTCCAACCGTCTGCTGATACATCCCAAGCTACAGGTGAACCACTTGTTATAGCGGTTGACTCGCAAACTCCTCTGATAGCCATTGATACACCAGGCATTACTACAGTAGCTACGCGGTAGTAACCGTTGGTTAATCTAGCACTATTCCAAGATGACTGTGTCGAACTTGGGAGTTTATGCCAGACTGGTTGGGATTTAACAATTCCAATCCATCCGTTGGTTGCTGCTGCTTGAGCTACTACAGGTAATCCACCACAATCATCGTAATCATTTGCAGTGCTGTCGTGGATACCCACGAGGTCACCTTCTTTGATTTCTTCTCCGAGTGTGAATGAATTTTTTCCTAGTGCGCCGTTCTCGACGAATACTGAGGTACCAGATGTGACAGTAATATTACCTTCGTAAAGAATACAGGTGATTTCTAATCCACCACCATATAATCCTGCTTTGTCTACCATTTTTTATTTACCTCTTTTTCTTGCTTATACCGTTAGGTATTTATTCCACTCTTCTGGGTACTTCATTCCATTTGCCTTAGCGTGTTTAATCTTCAGACTATAATATAGCTTATCATTCATACTTCCGTCTGAATTAAAGCCATCGCCTGAGCCGACCGTGTCGGTCTCATTAATAACTGGAGCTTCTTCCAATTTAGTGGTATTGTCCTCAATCTGTGTTTGAAAATGGTCAGATAACTTAGCAAACGCTTTAAGCGTATTTAAATCTAGATTATCAACATCCGAATGGATGCTGTCTGGTATTTTACTAAGATATATCTTCTTAAGTTCTCCCTCAGCTGAGGCTTTGCTATCAACCTGATTTAGAACCTCTTCGAGACGTTTCTCGAGCTCAGCAACTTTTGTAGTTGCTTGTGTAAGTTCATCAACCGGCTCCTCTTTAGGTTCTTCCGCGGTTTCAGATTTAGCTGGAGTTTCAGAAACAGGCTCGGCCTGTTCTTCATCCTCTTCTTTCTTTTCTTCTTTTTCTTCTTTGACTTCTTCCGTTTCCTTTGTCATATCTATTTCTCCTGCAAATATTGGTACAGAAAATCTATCTGATGGCTTTTCAGGGCCAACAGAATTTCCCATAGGTTCATTATCTTTCATAAGTCCTAATCCAGTAGGTATGTAATAATCGATAATGTTTTTATCTAATACGTCCTCAGATTCAACATCTACTTCTATAGAAGGTAGTATATCTCCTCTTTTAAGTTGCTTATTAACTTCGTCATCATTGGTACGTACTTTAAGGTATAAACCTTTATCTATATCGTATCTAGCTTCACCAACTTCTATATCAACTCGCTTTTCGCGATTATGGTCAATATGTCCATCATTTATTTTATTCCAGGTTGGTAATGCTGCCATATGGGCGGTTGGGTCAATGAGATATTTATCTCCTGAGAGTCCACGTAATCGTGTATCATTCTCAGTTGCGAGTATCCAGGTCCAATCGTCTCCTCCATATAATGAAAGAACGCTAGTTTTCTTTTCCCCCGCTTCTATTCTACGAGCTCTATTTCGTTTCTCAACAACAAGTTCAGTAACTGCCGTCGCTAACTCTTCACACGAGTAGTCGTTAGACTTTTTCATTTTACGCATCCAAGCAGGCATTTTGCCAGTTGCACAGCGTTTTTGGACTGGAGTTGTTACAATATCGCTCATTTATAAATATCCATCTAGTATATCTGGAACTAAACCTTTATATCGTTAACCTTATAAGAAATTATACCGGCTGAGCTAACAATCGGCTTAGCTTCTCTAGAGTTTTTAATAGGAGCATAAATAGGCTCCATTTCATCACCAGCGTCACTAACGATGACGGTCTCTTTCTCACTTTTTGATGGTTTTCTTTCCTTTTTTAGGTTTTTTAGTGTTGCTTTTCTTGACATCTTTTTTATTTTCCTTTTTAGTTTCGAATACTATATCTTCCCTATCATCATCAAAAACTATTTTCATCTTCTTCCTCGCTTTGCACGTGCAGCCTTTGCTGCGTGTATAGCTCGTTCTTGTCTTTTGGCGCCGGCTTTAGTCTTGTGTTTACCTAATAAACGTTTACCGCTTTTAGTTCTAAGTTGATAACCTTTGCCCTTCTTCTTAACTACCATATTCTACCTATTTAAAGTTATTCGTCATTACAGCATTCTGTACAATTGCAATCTTTATTACAACAGCACATATCTATTTGCTATCCTTTTTTGCTTTTGGTTTCGCTTTTGGCTTTGCCTTTGGTTTTGCCTTTGGTTTTGCCTTTGGTTTTTCTTCCTTAGGTTCTTCTTTGGCTTCTTCTTTAGGTTCTTCCAAAAGTTCTTTTGTCTCTTCTAATGTTGGTACTCCCAATTCCATAGCCTTTTCGACTAATTCTGCGAGTTCCCATCCGACTAACTGGTTCATTCCTCTTTCAAACATATCTCTATCTTTAAGATAATCAACCATTTCCTGAATGCTCATTTTTACTTCCATATTTTATTCTCCTTATTTTTTTGTTTCTATTTTGTGTCCGTGTTCTTGTTCTTTAGCTTCAATCATTTGAGCTTGTTTCTGACTTGCGTCATTATAATCTATAACTGCTTGCGCTTTTACCTTATAGAACGCTGTTTTCTCTGCTTGTTCTTGTTTCCAAACATCTAAAGCATCTTTAATAATTAGAAGGGCTGGCCCACCTAATATAGCTATTAAAGTTGTATATCCTTCAATTTGTTCAAGAACGGAGTCGTCTTGTAATCCGCTATGTATAACGAATCCAGCAAAACCAACCCAGAGTAAAACTAAAGGTACAGCTATCATAAACATAAAGATGTCGTTAAATGTAACTCCTTCACTTGTTGTGTCTTTACTCATTTCTATTTTTTCCTCCACTTTCTTTGGTTGTTTTATTATTTTTCTGACAACTGCATACATCATCAGCAGTATAAAAATCATACCCGCTAAAGCAGAAACAACTGCCATCAGTTCTAATATTGTTATCGCCCATTCCATCATTCCTCTAAGAATAACTCCTCAATTAAAAAATAATCGACCCACTCATAGGTTCCGTTCTTATGCCAATCTGCCCAAAGATTGACGTACATTATATAATAACCAGTATATGGCTCAGTAAAATATTCAGGGCCAGAATGCAAAACTAAATTGTCTTCTTCCCATCCAGTTACATTAAAAAAATAATCATTATACATATAGCCATTCCATACTGTCTCATTATCTTCTACTTTTAAATGTCCAACATCATATCCAATCATAATCGGCAAAGTTACCTGATTACAATTAGTATCTACATCTACAGTTATATTTAATGTAGATTCATTTTCTCTAGAATAGTTTCCATATTGCATACCATTCCAGAAATACGTTTGATTGGCAGTGCAATCATATTCTTCATATTCACAAGAACCATCATCTTCATCTGCCCTATCATTATAATTAGTCGCGTCTATATCCATACATCCGTAGACTGTCTCATTCGTGGACGTCTGGTTTCCAGTTTGATTATCTCCAGGACCGCCAAGAAATTGACAGCGCCCATTATCGTGAGTAGCCCCCGGGTTATAATTTTCCGCATCTGGATTTGTACAGCCGTACACTACTGGTGGCGGAAAAACACAAGAACCATTATCGAATGTAGAGTCTATATTGTAATTAACCGCTGAAGGGTCCATACAGCCCCCCTGAGGGCCTGTAGGTTCTTCCGAGCCGAATATGTCCCCGAACATATCTAGGTCGGCTGTACCGCTCCCAAACATAGCTAAAATGAGGACTGTTAAAATAGAACCTATTTTTTGTCCTAACTTCGTCTCCCCTATTTTATCGGCAGTTTTGCCTATTTGTTCGAATACACCCTCGTCATCTTCTGGCTTTGGACCAGAAATGCCCAGGGCCGTCCTTTCTTCTTCAGAAATGACGTTTATTGCTCCATAATCGTCACGCGCCATTATTATTACTTATCTAAGTTGATGCTACAAAAATTTCTAAATCACACGCTGCTGTATCTGCAAGAGCTGTTATGTTTACTAAATCTTCTAACGCTAATGAAAGCGCTGAACCTGAAGCATCCATAGTATCTACTACTCCTCCTGATATATCGCCGTTATAGATAAAAGTCTGCCCTTTATCTAACTTAACTGCAAATTCGTGATTTCCTTCACTCTTAAAAGTTAATACAACGTGATTTGTATCATCTAAATTAGTTATTCTAATATACTTAACTGTAGATTCTACGAATGTTCCTGAAGCTACTGCAGTGCTCATTGCGACTATTTCTACTTCTGAAGCTGGTACGTTTACTATTCTTTTTGATATTTCAGCAATACTTGCTAAAGATAAAGTATTAGTAGCACCTTGATTCATTCCATTTAGATTTATACTTTCTGTTACTGTTACGGTCATTGTAGCTGCCGTTAATGTACTTGTCATTATTTCTTACCTCTTTTTTTCTTTTTCCTTTCTTCCATCGCTAATCGCTTCCCTGCTTTCGTGTATGGAAATGTTTTTTTACCTACTTTGGGCATTATTGTTCTTCCTCTCTACTTCTTTTGTCTGATGAATCGTCATTGCTAGTGTCAGATTTGAAATTGGCTCCTTTGCCAAATCCTCCTTCACCTCCTATGTTCACCATAGAAATATCATTATAATAAGTAGTACCATCATCAATAATTGACATATGTTCTAATAGTTTTTCTCTTGTTATAACGTTCTTTTCAAATAATTGTAACCATATCTCTGGTTCATAGTATTTGTTAAATACTAATCTACAGGGTTGGTCTGTTATATCAGGGAATATTTGGGTTTCAAAAAACCTAGCTACTGCCCTTCTATACCGCTCTATCTGCCTTTCTGCTCTTATTTCCTGTCTGGAGATAATTGATTTATTAGCGCCAGATTGTTCTATTAATCCTATAGAAAATAAGTAATTCATTAGGAGAGCAGATATAACAGGCTCTAAGTGTCCCATTACTTCTAATACCCGGCTATCTCTCGAACCAGCACCCGTTGTTCCCATATAACCAACTTCGTGATGATTATCAATTGCCACTACTCCTTGAGTAGCTGAAGATATTTTATCGTAGGCTTTAGCGAGATTTTCTAATGCGGTTTTCTTGTCGCTATCTGCATCTAGACCACTGAGGTCAGCACTAATAACTTTAAGATTATTAGCATTTTGCTTAATTGAAGCAAGAATATCTCGATTAACATCTTTTAGAGCTTTGATAACGTGAAAACTAGAACGCCCAAATGGAATGCCGTAAGGCGACCTTGGGTCACGTTTAATACGGCACAAGGCTATCTGTTCGTTTCTATAATCACCGAAGTCGTTTATTCTCCAAGTTCTTAAATTTACCAAAAATCTAGAGTCCGAAGCGACAGAAACCTGTAAAAATTGGGTATCTTCTACCTCATTTACTTTTGCTCCCAAACTAGATGAGTATGTTTGAGTTTGCCCTGCTATTGATGAAGGCATACTTGAGTTACTTCCTAATCTATTTGCTGGTTTATTTGAAGCTACTTTTTTCTTATTTGCCATCATATCGAGGCGTAAAAGACGGCCATTCATAGCCTTAAGTTGCGTCAACTGTCCATCAGACCAGTATTTCTTTAATGCACCTGTACCTTCACGTACGACATTAAGACCCATCATCTCAACCTCGTCGTATGCTAGTGGGTCAACATTTTCAAAGAATTCACGAACCTGTGTGGCTCCCTCACCAACAAATTGATAGTCAGTGAATAATTCTCCTACTACGTAATCAACTAAAAATGAAAACCACTCATTTTCTTGGTATTCCACAAGATAGTGGTCGTAAAATTTAGTAACCTCTTTGTCTCTATAGTCCCCTATGCTTGTATCATATACATCAAAGGTTTCTGAAGAATCAGTCAATGGACTGTCTGCGGATGAAAACCATCCACCAAAAAAGGGTGATTTTTTGTTATCTTTTGTCATAGCGACTCTCCATTATTTAGATTTGGAACAAATCTCCGTCTTCTTCGTATAATGCTGGATTTTCTAGATATGGTCTTCTTTTATCCACCCAAATTATACTACCTTTTCTTCCTACGAATGTAACATCATATCCGTATTTCTTTGCGTACGTTGCTAAAGCCCAGTGGCTTTCGCCAAAGTATTCAAATCCCTTTATGATACGATGTAACGTTCCTAAAGGTATACCAAGTTCGTCTGCGAACACTCTATAGCTTTGTTTCTTACTTTGGTTTCTATAACACCAATTTAAGATAGCAATGCAATCATTCTCTAAATTTCCTCCGTAAAAGTTCATATTTTTAATTTCGACACTCCAAATCCTAAATAAGGTGGGCTTACATCTTTTGATAAATGTAAAAGGGCTAACCCCATACTATCTAATAAGTCGATAGTGCCTCCTACAGGCTCTTTAAACTTCAAATAATTAGAAGTTCCTTGTACTTTCTGTACGACTACTCCATCGTGCTCTAAAATAAATTTAGTATAGAAAGGTTCTGTTTTTGGGACACTCAAACGTCCGTCCATTATTATTTTGCGATAATTCTGTAACATATCGTGCTTATATGGACCTGTCATCCATACGCCCAGCACTTCTTTCTTTGCTGCCGTCTCATTTGAGTATATCTTGTTCGATGGTATTCTCCTAGGTTCTTTAGTGAGGTCTGCTGTTATTTGTATACCTGCAGCAGTGGCATCTGGGTATATTCTTACTATTCTACCTCTATACGCGTGATATATACGTTTTATACGTTCTATAATAGGGTCATAGTCTCTGTGTCCTCTTTCAGGGGGTACGGGGGATATTTCTTCCCAGTAAACTAGGCGTGCTTTACCTGACATTACCTCAAATACTGTGATTTGCGTAGCATTTAGTAGTAAACCGTAGTCAATTCCCATAATATACTCTCTTCCTCCCTCTGAATTAAGAGTAAATTCCCAACTATCTTGCGCACACGCCTCTAAAAACAGTTTTGGAAAGAATTTACCAGCAGATTTAGGGAATTCTCCCATATTTTCAGCAACAAAGTCCTCATTAAGCATACAACACTTGTTACACTTCCAGCCATCTATCTCCGCGTCCTCTGTTAATTCGCGCGGGGCACACACTCCCTTCTTTAACACCCACTGACAGGGAATATGAAGACGTTTGAAACGGTTTTTTATATAGCTACGGGTGATTGCGCCTTGTAGAATAGCATCCCACACGTCAATATGGTGAGTTCCGTAGTTTTCTGGGTCATCCTTATAGGCATCCCACTCCATTTCAAGCTCTGGATTAGCAATACTTTTAGGGGTGCCAACCATTATCATCTTCTTTTCGGTATATGTATCGGCCATCATATCGTCAATAACGGTAGTTCTGACCTCTTTGGTAACTAACTCTATCTCATCTACGATGAAAAGAGACCCCTTATTACCACGTTTACTGTCTGCTTTCTGTGATTGCGCTAAATTACTAGCTACAACTTCTGATTCATTAAAGGCAAATCGAATATATTCTTTACCGAACGTTCCTCTCTTCTGTACACCAGCGTTTGGTTGGACATAATGGTCCATTAAGTAGTCACAACGCTTTAAACACTTCCATATGTCGTCCATAATGAACAACTGTGCTTGTGTAGGAGCAAATATTACTGCTCTGGTAGACTGTTCCTTGCACATCTTCCATAAAATATAGGCACTGAGTACTGCACTCTTACCTATCTTACGAGGTTCAATAAATAAATTTACTTCCCTCGATTCAAAAATAGCCGCTGCCTCACTCTGCCAAGGCGCAGGATA